CTTTTCTTCGAATCAGGGTATTCCACCTAAGACTTTAGAGTTCCATTCTGTTTTCACCCACTTATTAAGAACCAATTGGTATCTCCGGTACTCCATTAAACCATCTTTCATAAGATATTTCTTATAAAGTGATTTATCAGGTTTCCGAAGTTTTACCAAGGTTTTTAACTCTTTGAGTCAAGGGAATTCCTTCACTATAAAGAAAGCATATTTTCTAAGTGATTCATCAAACATTGAATGAAAAATGAAGAAAATTGCTCTCTCTGGAAAATTTTGATCAAATTGGTCAAAATCAACAGTAATAGGAAGTAATTCAAATGACTTTCTCATAAGCTGACCCATTTTTAATAAAGGCATAAGTTTCACCTTATCCTTGTTATAAATGTTTTTATAGTCGAGTAAAGATAGATCCTTAGAGATGTTGTGTAAACACACACCTTTTTGGCGTCTAAACTTTTCTAGACTATGCAGCTTTTGAGTCAGATTATTAAAGACTCCGAGAATTTGAGGGTGCATTACATGATACCGAATATTATAAAAATCCAAAAATCTATATCATATAGAAAGAGGATCTTTTATAAATTCTTTATCAGCGGTAATGACAGATTTGGCAACTCCTACCATAAGGATCCTTTTAAGAACTAAAAGGCCTATCCTTAAATCAGTAGGAACACTAGCACCATCAAATGGAGTTATACTTATTCAAAATTTTCTAAATTTATCATAAGTTATAAAACCAAATGTGGTATCTAGAGCCATCTCTAAGGCTATAACCTGTCTATAAGCAGATTTACTAAAGGAGAGCCACCTCTTCTTAGGTGTTTTTCCTTTTTTATATTCCAGAATATAGATAGATTTATATAGGTGACTTATCATTTTTACTAAAGAATCTTTACCGAGATAGAGGTTTTTCTTAATTTTAAAATAATCATACAAAATTGTATATACAATTTGTGGATTTTTAAAATTAGAAATAATCCCTTTTAAAGGGATACCAGTAATCTCCTTAATGGATCTGAATGGTTGAATTCAACGTTTAGCAAACTCATAAGTATCATCTGATATATGAGTCTTGTTAACGCTAACCTCAACCCCCAGCCCATTCATTACTTCAATATATGTTTTGGCGACATTACTGTTCTTGATAACGACATCGTCACCAAGAATGATGTAATCTTTAAATGATTTTATATCATTTAATTTAGCACAAAAATATATGATAAAATGATGGGTAATAGTAAACACTGCTCATGAGGAATAGGTACCCATTGGCTGACCACAACTATAACTAATAGTGTTTTCATCAATACACTCTTGGCTATGGTTTGTAGTAAGGTCACGGATATCTGTTCCAAATTTCCTATTATTTAATAAATAACGCCAATTCTTAGCTATATCTTTATCATAAATATGGCCAAGAAGACGTTCTTGAAGATTAATAGGAAACCTGTCTGTCGCAGAGGATAAGTCAAGACTATAAAAAGCCTCCCCATCGTTCTCCCAGTTGTGAAAAGGATTTTGAGTAAAGGTTCTGTCGCACTTAAACTTCTTCAATAATGATAATATATCATTATGAATAGGTTTTAATAAAAGTTGAGTATAATAGTCAGAAATGGCTATTATTCTTAACTTGGCTTCAGGATCTTTAACAAAACTTAATTTACCTAAAACAGGTATTTTAGGGGACTCCTTTAAGAGTCTTCCTTCTTTAAAACTGGCATCTAAAAATACCCTACCATTTTTATCTGTGATACTGTTTAGTGCTAATTTTGTATTTTCGTCGAAAAGACTTAAATTCATCATAGCAGTCTTAGAAGCAGGTCCTTGCGGACCAGCTTTTTCAGACATATAAACTTGATCATATGTAAATTTTGGATTAGGTAATTTTAGATTAAAATCTTTAATAAAATCTGATAAGTATGATTCAAAAATATAAAAATCACTTTTTTGAGGTGATGATATACTTTTAAAATCAGGTACTATTCGATTTCAATCCGATTTCGAAAGTTCCCAGGATCTTGAAAAATTTAATATTGTTAAAACAATTTTTAAATTTACAGGATTCTTACTATCAGCTAAAGGTTTTAAGAACAGGAGCTTCTTAGGTCAACCATCTTTAGTTAAGCCAATTCTCATATCATTCGTTATTAACGGATGACCACATATGTACCTAGTACAATGTAACCTCATTTGTTTATAATATTTAATAAGGTATGGTAATTGTCAATTCTTAGAAGACTTGTATAATCAAGTCTGAAAGAATCTAAAGTGGCTTTTGATGATAATACTCGACTGTGGAAAAGCCCAAACCAGTAATCTTCTTAAAACTTTGAAATGTAATTCTTTCATTTTAAGGTTAAAGGTTGGTTGCTGCATACAGCTTTCTTAATCAGTAAAGCGATAACCAGGTAGCATTATGCACTATTCTGGAAAAGATCTCATTATAGGCCGCTCTATCCTTATGTTAGAAATGATGATATTAATACCATCACATTCTTTAATAATAAGGAAACCAGTACGCATGGTCCAGGAATTATATATATTTCAAAAACCTGTCGAATGGATAATGAGCAAAGACTACTGAGAACCTTCTAAATCTTTTTAAAAGATTCTTTAATGGTCTTACAGCGATAAAAATTCATATATAATGATTTTTATGTGTAAGAGTGCAGTAGCACCGGAAACCCTCAC